GCTAGATCACAACACGAGGGGGGGGGGTTTAAAAACCAGTGATCCTCGGTAGTGATAGGACTTAAACAAACTACAGATGTCAAAAAGGTACTTCAACATAGTAGAAATCCTTAACTGGTCTCATGAAAAGACAAAGGTTAATAGTATTTGTTGTAAGGAAGGTTGTAAAGAATGGGGAGTATTAGGTGTTAAAGAGAATAGTATATATTATTTCAGTTGTTATAAGCATTATAACGAGGCAAAAGAAGTCAGTTCAAGACGAACATGAAATATTTTTAGGTTCTGATAGGTACTGATAAAGGGAATCTCTTATCCTTTGTGTAGCATAGATAGGCATACTGCCAATCATTACCATATTCAGCTTTACAGAACTGTATGACACCATCATTCAAATGAGAAGATGGCTTCTTAAATATATTTTTTATTAAATTAAGCATTATATATAGATAATTAATGGATAGTTCCGTACATAACTAGTGTTATATTTGCAAAACTCCTATGTTAAATTGTAACAGCTGTCAAGGTACAGTTTATGTGAATTGTTTTTTATATATAAACTCCTATATGATACCCAGTTCATTTTAACTTGCAGTTTATTTAAAATTAATATAGGAAGGAATTATGTCTATGACACCAACGGAAAGAAAACTCTCTGATTCTCGTAAAGAAGTCAAAGAATTAACGAAAGATAACGCTGAACTTAAACTACAAGTACAGTTTCTTACAGATAGGTTAGACCAAAGAACAGATAAAGTCTTTAATCTACAAACTAAACTACTCAATACTTCAGTAGATCAATTTATTAAGTTCAAAGAAACTCTTTCAAACAATATAACGAAAGGAAATATATAGTATGTATGGAATGAAAAAACCAATGATGAAAGCCAAGCCAATGAAAGCTGGTAAAAAAGAAGCAACTAAAAAAGCTATGCCTAAGAAAGCTAAAAAGAAATAATGGCTAAAGGGGTAAAACATTTTTTGAAAAATGGTACTGCTCATAATGGATCAATGCATAAAATGCCTAATGGTTCTATGCATAGTGGTAAAACACATAGTGCAAGTAGTAAACCAGTAGTACATTTTAAAGATCTTAGTGCTACTGCTAAGAAGAAAGCTAAGTCATAATGCCAAGTAAAGGATTGTACGCAAATATTAATGCTAGAAAAAAGGCTGGTACTTCTCGTCCTAAAAAAGAATCAACTGTTTCTAATAAAGCTTTTAAAAATATGAAAGCTGGGTTTCCTAAAAAGAAACCTAAGTAATGGTTGCAAAGAAGTATCAAAATCCTAGTGGTGGTTTAAATGCTGCTGGTAGGGCGTACTTCAACAACAAAGATGGCTCTAATCTTAAAGCACCAGCACCTAGTCCTAAGACAGATAAGGCTAAAGGCAGAAAGAAAAGCTTCTGTGCTAGAATGGGTGGAGTAAAAGGACCAATGAAGAAGCCTAATGGCAAACCTACAAGGAAAGCTTTGGCTCTTAGAAAGTGGAAGTGTTAATGAGTGAAATAATTAGACCACCTGACTTTGATCCTATTGATGCTCAAGTAGATCTTGAAGTAAGAAAACAATTTCCTCTATCTTATATAGATAGACAAAGACTTCGAAAGATAGTTAAGAATGTACACTTAAAACATCTACCTCAATCACACCTAACAGATAAAGAAGCTGATAAAATGATAGAAGCTTTAGGTCCAGCAACAAGAGAAAAGCTTATCGTAATGTATATTGAAAATGTTAAGTAATGGATTTCAATTATAAACCAGATGGACAAACACTTAAAAGCTTTCTTAAATCAGATAACTTCTTCAGAGGACTTAGAGGTCCAGTTGGATCTGGCAAATCAGTTGCTTGTTGTATTGAGTTATTTAGAAGAGCATTACAACAACAAAAAGGCGCTGATGGACGAAGAAAGTCTCGCTGGGCTGTTATTAGAAACACGAACCCTCAATTAAAAACTACTACTATTAAAACATGGCTGGATTGGTTTCCAGAAAATCAGTTTGGACCATTCAGATGGTCAGTTCCTTATACTCATCAAATGACTATAGGTGATGTAGATCTAGAAGTTATATTCCTAGCTCTTGATAGACCTGAAGATGTTAAGAAGCTACTATCATTAGAGCTTACTGGTGTCTGGGTTAATGAAGCTAGAGAATTACCTAAGTCAATTATAGATGCTTGTACTATGAGAGTAGGTAGATACCCTTCTATGCGTGATGGTGGTGCTTCATGGTATGGAGTTATCGCAGATACTAATGCTCCTGAAGAAGATCATTGGTGGGCAGTCATGGCTGGTGATGTACCAGTACCAGATCACATCTCAAGAGAAGAAGCAATCATGTTAGTCAAGCCTGACAACTGGAGTTTTCATACACAGCCACCAGCATTGTTAGAAAAGAAAGATGATAAAGGTGAACTTATTGGGTATGATCGTAATCCTTTATGTGAAAATAAGAAAAATATTACAGATCTTTACTATACCAATATAGTTAAAGGTAAAACTAAAGGGTGGATTGATGTTTATGTTATGAATAAACTAGGTTCATTAGAAGAAGGTAAGCCAGTTTATCCAAGCTGGTCAGAGAAAATGCATCTTAGTGAAGAACTTATTACTCCATTTCCTACACAAGTATTTATTGGAATTGACTTTGGATTAACACCAGCAGCAGTCTTTGCACAGAAATTAACTAGTGGTAGATGGGTTATTCTACAAGAGTTAGTCTGTTTTGATATGGGTGTTGTTAGGTTTACTGAATTACTTAAACATGAAATAGCTAAAACATACAAAGGTCTACCTATAGATATCTATGGTGATCCAGCTGGAGACTTTAGAGTGCAGACAGATGAAGCTACTCCCTTCCAAATTATGAGAGCGCAAGGAGTTAAGGCTAGACCAGCTCCAAGTAATGATGTTTCTCTGCGTATAGAAGCTGTAGAGACAGCTCTTTGTAGATTGGTAGAGGGAAAGGCTGGTTTTATTTTAAATTCTAACTGTGTGAATCTTAAAAAAGGTTTTAATGGAGGATACCACTACAGAAGAATACAAACATCTGGTGATCGTTATGATGAAAAGCCTAATAAGAATAAATATTCTCATGTTCATGATGCTTTACAGTATTTATTAATGGGTGCTGGAGAAGGAAAACAATTAACTATAGGCAAAGCTACAAATTCTACTGTTGCTAAAACTAGAAGTTGGAATATATTTGATAATAAGAAAAAGAAAAAATCAATATGGCAAAACAAAATGAGTTTCTAGTTTACTTCGTTCATAATGAAGATGGACATTGGCAAACAAAGTATTTCAAAGATGGCTTTAAACATTGTGGGGTTATCAGTTATGATACAGATACCAAGCATTGGATCATTATAGAATATATCTTTGGGCAGATATTAGTGGAAACTATATCAGATAAGGAAGCAGATGCCTTCTTTAGATTAGTAAGAATAAGAAAAGGATTAGTCCTTAAAGGAGAAAATACTTCAGAAAGAACTGGGTTTCCTAGCTTTATGGGTTCATGGATTAAAGAACATAGCTGTGTTAGTTATGTACAAAGACTAATAGGATTAAATAAATGGTGGATCTTTTCACCCTATCAGTTATATTGTGCGTTGAAAAAACGTGGGTATAGTGAAATAGATTTATAACAGCATTAATTATGGGTAGTATATTTGGATCGACATCTTACAAAGAAACTGAAGCTGATAGAGCTTTACGAGAAGATATTGAACGAAAGCGTAAAGAAGAAGCAGATGAAGTTGCAAAACAAGAAGCTGACAGAACAAAACAAAAAAAAAGATATGGAAAAGGATTAACTGGTCAAAGATCATTGTTTAGTAAATCAGGTCAAAAAGGATTTTTTCAAAATGGTAAAGAAATATAATGGGAGGTAATAATCCTACTAGAGATAAAAGTAGTCAAACTAATGTTCCTCCATCAATGAGGAATGAAACTACTCAACAAAAATTAGCTAGACAAAACAATGCCACGCAAACATTAGCTAGTGGTGCAGATGCATATGCAAGAAATAAATTAGGAATACAAACCACTATGGGTGGATTCCAAGATAGAAATGCTGTTGGATATAGCTCATCAAATAAAAATCAAATGTATGGTGCTGATTACAATGAAGCAAGAGGAGAATATTTATCATCAAAAGGTCAAGCTAAAGCAAGACAAGTAACTGATGCTATGGGTAGAACAAGAACTGTTTACGATCCAATAAATTCTTCAGGTGCTTATACAAATGTAAGTAGAGGTGCTGCACAAAATGCTAGAGATATGGGAACTCCTTTATCTGAAGAAATGTTTAAATCACAAGATACAGTTAAAAAAGGTTTAATGGCATTAGGAGGAGTAATGTCAGGTATGCCACTTGCATTTACTTCTTTATACTATGCTTCAAAAAGACCATATTCTGAATATGTAGGTGAATATTATAATAAAGGTAGAACTACATCTACACAAACTAATAGAAATAACAAAGATGTAAAAACTGTTTCTAGTGGAGGAGGTGGAGGAGGTTATTCTCAAACTACAGCTAAAACTAGATATGATCCAAGACGAGCTAGAACTGGTGCAACAAAAGCTAGTCAACAAGGTAGAGCATTATATGCTTCTAGTAATAAACTTATTAAAGGAACTATGTAATAATGTATATACCAACACCTACAGCAGACAATGCCTCTTATGGAGGAACAGATAATAGAGTAGCTTCATTTCTTAAAAAATATAAAGATTCAGAATATATCTTTGACAACTGGAAAGATAAATATGAAGAAGCTTATGAATACACAATGCCACAAAGAGAATCGTTCTATGATGAAACGATTGCAGAAAGAAGAACAGATAAGATATTTGATGAAACAGCTGTAGTAGGTATACAAGAATTTGCATCAAGACTACAAGCTGGAATAGTTCCGACCTATGGTCGTTGGGCAAACTTTGAAGCTGGTTCTGAAATACCAACAGAAGCAATTCCTGAAGTTAATGAACAACTAGATGCTATTACTCAATATGTATTTGAGATACTAGGTGGATCTAATTTTAATCAAGAAGTACATGAATCATTTATGGACTTAGCTATTGGTACTGCTGTGTTGTTAGTAGAAGAAGGAGATAGTTTAAACCCAATTAATTTCCAAGCTATTCCTCTACCAAGAGTAATGCTTAACAATGGACCAAGTAATAAAGTTGATACAATCTTTAGAAAAAGATCAATGAATTATAATAGGATTTCTATTGCTTATCCTAAAGCGACTATGTCATCTGATATGTTAAAGAAAATTGAAAAAGATGGGGATACTAAAACTAAAATAGTTGAAGGTGTGTTTAGACTATATGATAAACCAAACGAAGAAAGATATAAATACTGTGTAGTATGTATGGATATGCAAGAGATGATTTTTGAAACTGAACTTGAAGGAGTAGGATCAAATCCTTATATAGTTTACAGATGGAACAAAGCATCAGGTGAAGTGTATGGTCGTGGACCAGTATTCAATGCAATGGCTGCAATCAAAACTACAAACCTAACAGTAGAACTTATTTTACAAAATGCTCAAATGGCTATTAGTGGTATCTATACATTTGAAGATGATGGTGTTATTAATCCAGAAAATATTTCTTTAGTTCCAGGGGCTTTAATTCCTGTAGCACCTAACAGTAGAGGACTACAAGCACTTCCAGCTGCTGGAAGATTTGATGTAGCTCAATTAATTTTAACTGATATGAGAGCTAATATTAAGAAAGCTTTATTTATGGAATCATTAGGTAGACCTGAAGGTACTCCTATGTCAGCTACTGAAGTAGCAGAAAGAATGTCAGACCTATCAAGACAAATTGGTTCTTCGTTTGGTAGATTACAATCTGAATTTGTTACTCCTTTATTAAGAAGGGTTATTAGAATTTTAACTAAACAAGGTAGGATTAATATACCTAAAGTTAATGATAGAGAAGTTAAAGTTGTTTCTACTTCACCATTATCTCAAGCACAACATCAACAAGATATAGCTGATGTCATGAGATTCTCTGAAATACTTGGTGGTACATTTGGACCAGAAGTATTGAATATGGTTGTTAAGCAAGATGAAGTAGCTAGATATCTAGTAGATAAAATGAATCTACCAGAAAAACTAGTAAGAAGTCCTGAAGAACAACAAGAAATGGTTTCACAGTTGCAATCTGCACAACAACAAGCTAATATGCCACAAAATGAGTTGGCAGGACCTCCAGAACAAGAAATCCCTCAAGGGTGAAGTTAATGAAGTAGATCAAGTATTTGCTTCAGTATTTAATCAAATAGACGGAAAGAAAGTTATTGAGTATTTAGAATCTATAACTATAAATAGTGTATGTTCTCCACAAGCTACAGATTCAACCCTATGGCATTTAGAAGGACAGAGATATTTATTACACATTATAAAAAATAAAATAAAGAAGGGTACTAACAAATGAGTGAAGATCAATTAAACGAAACTACAGAAACTACAGAAGAAGAAAATAATATGCCAGAGTATATTCCAGAAAAATTTTGGAATAAAGATTTGAATGAAGTTAATGTAGAAGAAATGGGTGCATCTTATAAAGCACTAGAAAAAAGATTAGGTCAAAGAACAGAAGAATTAGCTGGTACTATTAGAGAAGAAGTATTAGCAGATATTAAAGGTACTGCTCCTGAATCTTATGAAATCCAATTACCTGAATTACCTGAAGGTGTTAATATAGATGTTGATCCTGAACAACCTTTACTACAATGGTGGGAACAAACAGCTAGATCAAAAGGATTGTCTAATGAAGATTTCAATAAAGGTATTGAAGCTTTTGTTAATAATGAAGTAGCGGCATTACCTGATAGAGAATCTCAAATGAATTTGTTAGGTGAAAATGCTAATACAAGAATTGAAGCTGCTGATTTATGGGCTAAGAAAAATCTAAGTGAATCAAGTTATGATGCTTTATCTAATGTAGCTACTACAGCTGATGGTGTAAAAGCTATAGAAGAAATTATGGCACTCAATAAAGATGCACCTATTCCTAGTACAGAAACAAAGATAGATGTATCTCCTTCTAAATTAGATCTAAGATCAATGATGAATGACGAAAGGTATTGGAAAGATGGAGCAAAAGATCAAGCATATATTAAAAAAGTTACAGACTTATACCAAAAATACAGTAGTTAAAAAAAGAAAGTTAAAAAAAGTAAGAGTTCATTGGAGAGATGCTATTAGCCATGCAATATGGCTAGATCCTGATGAAGCTATAAAGTTTGTACCAGCAATTAATGTAACTGAAGGTTATTTACTGTGCAAAAATAAAAATTCTTGTATCGTCTTTATGTCCTATAATGATACGGATATAGGCGATACAACTGTAATTCCTACAGAAAACATACAATCACTTAAATTTGTGCGTTGAATTATTTCTCTAAATAGTTATTAAATAAATCAATAAGACCTCGAATGGCATTAGGATCGCCCTGTATTGGATAACGATTGCTTCCAAAAGAGATAATCTTTTTTACTATTAATAACATAAACTCAAAGGAGATAAAATGAGTGCAACTATCGATCAAGCCTTTATCACACAGTTTGAAGCTGAAGTGCATATGGCTTACCAAAGACAAGGCAGCAAACTCAAAAATTTAATCCGTGTAGTTAATGGTGTATCAGGTGAATCTGTTAAGTTCCAAAAAGTTGGAACTGGTGAAGCAACAACTAAAGCGAGACACGCAGAGGTTGTAGCAATGAACATTTCTCACACAAATGTAACAGCTACTTTAGCAGATTACTATGCATCAGACTATGTAGATAAATTAGATGAGCTTAAGACAAACATTGACGAAAGAGCAGTAATTGCGAATAACGCAGCTTACGCTCTAGGTCGTAAAACAGACAGTATTATTACAACAGCAATGGAATCAGCAACTAAGGTTGCTAACAATGCTGGAGCTAATGGTACAACTTCACTAGCAACAGATATGAATGTAGCTAAATTCAAAGATATGCAAGCAAAATTTGGAACAGATGATGTTCCTGATGATGACCAAAGATACTGGGCTATTGGTCCAGAACAATGGGGTGATCTTCTTGCAGAAGATAACTGGTCTAACCTAGATTATATAGGTCCAAGCCAATTACCTTTCGCTGGTATGAACTATACTGCTAAGAGATTTTTAGGTTTCTTAACATTTGTTCATTCAGGTCTTGAAACTTCAGGTTCAACTGACAGACACACAATCGCATGGCACAAGTCATCTATGGGATTAGGTGTAGGTTCAGAAGTAAGAACAGAAGTAAATTACATTCCTGAAAAAGTAGCTAATTTATTAACTTCTTATTTATCAATGGGTTCAATCTTGATTGACACCAATGGTATTAAGATCCAGAAATGTGCAGAATAGGAGTTATATATGGCATATGCAATAAACAACCCTGTTAAGAAAGCAACCCAAATGGGTGATACTAATTCTTTATGGTATTACACAGATGGAGACGCAATTACTGCAATAGATGATGCTGATTACTTTTTGTTATCTAACGCTGATTTAACTGCTGGAGATGTTATAATTGTAAATAGTGGTGGCTCAAACGCTGTAGTAGATATCTTAATTGTATCTGCTTCAAGTGCTTCTACTGTTACAACTGTAATATTAGCTTAATTAACATTTAATATGTGGGGGGAGAAATCCCCCTACTAAACATAAAGGATAAAAAAAAATGGCAATTATAGGAGCTGGTCTAAAACTAGCAAAACAATTACTTAAAAATAAAAGTTTACAAAAAGCAATTAATGTAACCACAACACAAACAAACAAATTAAAAAATGTTGCAACAGCTGCTACAAGTAAAGCAAAAAGTGCTAGTAAAAAAGTTACTCAAAAAGCAAAAGAAGTAGGAAAAAAAGTTTCAGATAAAACCCCAGAAAGTGTAAAAAAAGTTGTAAGTAAAACTGTTAGTGCTGGTGAAAAAGTAATAGATCGTGGAACTGCTATTAGTGCTGGTGTAGGTTCTGTAATAGGTGCAGCTGGAGGAAAAGCAACTGGTAAAGCTTTAAGAGCAACTAAAGATGCTATTGCTAAAGCAAGAGGGAAACCAACAAAATTAGGTGGAACTGCGGATAGAAATATGGGAAAAGAAGCTAGAAGAACTGTTCAAGATACAGATACTATTGAGGGAGCTATGACTGGTGCTATGGTTGGTGCTGGAGTTGGTGGTGGACTTATGGGATTTGGAGCTGGAGCTGCTATTGGACAAGGAGTATCTTTAACTGCTTCTATGGTAAAATCTTCTACACCTAAAGAATCATTGTATGATGTTAAAAAACAACCTGATGGAAATTTTATGACTTCATTTAATGATCCTAATAAAAATAAAATTACTTCTAGTTCACAGTTAAGTTCAAAAGAAATGGGTATAGTAAGAGGAGCAATAGCTGGTTTAGATGCTATATTACTTTCTGAAGATCCTAGAAAAGAAAGATCTATGTTTAATAATTATTTAGCTATGCTTAGTAAATATGGAGTAAGTTCTGTTAACGGAAAAAATTTATCAGTAAATATAGCTGGGTAAATGGCAGTAACTAAAGTAGATATTGCTTCACAAGGACTAGTCCTAATTGGTGCTAATAAGATTTCATCTTTTGATGATAACTCTACTGAAGCCCAAGTAGCAAGTACACTATACGAAGAAAATGTAGAATCCTTATTATCAGAATCTCATTGGAGATTTGCAATGGGACAAAAACAATTATCTTTATTAGCTGATGCTCCTACTAGTAGATATGAATATGCATATCAAATGCCTACTGATCCAGCTGTTATAACTATTATGACAGTTACTAATAACGATCACCCTATTCCTTATTCAAGATATGGAGATAAAATATATCTTAATGGTTATGGATCTGATAGTAAGATCTATATGGATTATGTTTTTAGACAAGATGAATCATTATTTCCTACATATTTTAGATTAGCTTTAGTCTATAGACTAGCTAGTGTATTTGGTGCAGCTATAGGTAGAGATGCAGATATCTTACAATCTTATGAAGTCAAAGCTGAAAGACAATTAATTAAAGCTAGAAATATTGCTTCTCAAGAAACAACTACTAAAAAACTAAATACAACAAGATTTATAGCTGAAAGAAGGAGCAGTCGAAGTGGACTTGTTAATTACTAATGCCAAGAAAAGTAAGACAGGTATTTACTAACTTCTCTTCTGGAGAACTTAATCCATTATTAAACGCTAGAATAGATGCTAAAGCATATTTTGAAGGTGCTAGGCAATGTAAGAATTGGTATCTATTAGATGAAGGTGGTGTTATGCGTAGACCAGCTACACAGTTTACAGCTGAATTACCAGCTGAATCAAGAATAATTCCTTTTATATTTTCTGAAGATGAGACAGCTCTTTTTGTTTTATCTAATAATAGATTAGATGTTTATGATTCTGATGGAGTAGTAATTGAAAGTAATATAACAGCTAATTGTAATTGGACTACAGCTCAATTATTTGAATTAAATTATGCTCAATTTGGAGATACAATATTTCTTACAAATAGAAACAATCCTATAATACAGATTAAAAGAAATAGTGCTTCTAGTTTTGCTGTTAGTTTATATGTTTTTGAATTAGATGAAGATATAGTTGTTTCAGGTGCGTATAAAATCCATGCACCTTTCTATAAATATGAATCTCCTACTGTATCTGTTACTTTATCTAGTGCTGCTACAGGAACAGGAAGAACTATTACAGCTTCTTCTGATGTTTGGACTGCTGATTATGTAGGTCATTATATAAGAGTTGATGGATCACAAATAAAAATTACAGCATATACAAGTGCAACAGTTGTTGAAGGAACTATTATAGTAACAGTAGATGGTGGTGCTGGACCTCATAACGATTGGCAAGAAGAATTATTTTCTACACCTAGAGGATATCCTCAAGCAGTTTCATTTCACGATAATAGATTATTTTTTGCTGGTGGTAGAGATGCACCTTCTGTAGTAGTAGCTTCACAGATAGGTGGATATTTTAATTTTGATACTGGTACAGGATTAGCTAATGAAGCAATTAATGTATCAATAACTTCTGATAGTGTTAATGAAATTAGACATTTATTATCTGGTAGAAACTTACAAATCTTTACTGATGCTGGTGAGTTCTTTGTACCACAAACAGCAGATCAAGCAATTACTCCAGCAACAATAGCTTTCCTTAGACAAACACCTTATGGTTGTAATAGAGCTAACCCAGTTCCTTTTGATGGTGCTACTATCTTTACTTCTAAAAATGGTAAATCAATTAGAGAGTATGTATATTCAGATTTAGAACAAGCTTATAAGTCAAACAGTATATCAGTTCTGTCTAGTCAAGTTATTAACAATCCTAAACAATTAACTATGATGACAGGTAATGAAGAAAGACCAGAGCAATTTGCTTATTTCTTAAATAGTGGATCTACATTAGATGGACAAATAGCTGTGTTTCATAGTATTAGAGATGAGAAAATAGCTGGTTGGACAATATGGAATACTAAAACAAACGATAAGTTTCATAGTATTACATCTATCAATGAGTTTTTATTTGTAATTACTCTAAGAGTACTACCTTCAGGAAATAAATATTTGTTAGAAAAGTTTAGTAATGATGATTCAATAACTGTAGATTGCTCAACATTAACAACTGTTTATCAAAAAGGAAGTCCTGTTGTTAAAGGAGCAAGTCAATCAGGAGCAACATTATTAATTGATGGAATTACTACTGCTCCAAAAATATTAGAAACATTTTCAATAGCTGGAAATGCTACAATATATACTATACAAGCTGTAACTAATACAGATACTAATGAATACAGTTTACAATTAGATCAAAGTTTAGCTGCATCACCAGCTGATAATGCTGTAGTAACTATTGTAAAAGGATTCACACATACAGTTAATGCTATCTATGAAGCCACAAATGTGGTAGAAGCAGTTTATGGGAATGGTGCTTTGGGTACTTATACAATAGATGCTAATTCAAGGATTACATTGACTAATGCTCCACAACCTACTGGTGTAAGAGTTGGTTATAACTTTACTCCAATATTAGAAACTATGCCTATTGATAAAGAAATAGATACTGGACCATTGACAGGACAGCCAAGAAGGATTACTAAAGCTATTATAGATATTTCAGGAGGATTAGATGTTACTATGAAGGCTTCAGATATAGGTGCAAAAGAATTAGTTATTCAACAATCTAATTTTACATTAGGTTCTGATTTAAGTGCAGAGACTGGTAAAAAAGAATTTAACTTTTTGGGTTATAGTAAATCACCAACTATTACTATTTCACAAAACGAACCTCTACCATTAAAGGTATTAGGTCTAGCAATGGAGATACAATTCGCATAATGGGTGCTTCAGCAGCAATGATGGCTATAAAAGGAGTAACTTCTTCTCAATTAATGATGGCATCAGCTGGTATATCAGCTATAGGAAGTATAGCTCAAGTAAGATCTGCACAAGCAGCAGCTAATAGAAATGCATATAGAATTGAAACAGAAACTAAAATGGCAGCACTTGCAGCTGTTCAAGAAGAAAATGCAAGAAATGAAATAGCTTTAAAAGAAAGAGCTAATAATTTAGCATATCAATCTATTGCTGGTTATGCAGATGACAGTATGTCTTTTCTTAATATTAATAAACAAGTAGAATCTACAAGAATTAAAGATATATCAGATATAAGACTAATGGGAAAATCAGTACAAACAAAATATAGACAACAACTTTATGAGCTTAATGCTCAAGCAAAAGATTTAACATTCGGTGGATATGCTGATTCTCTTAGTTCATTAGTAAATGGTTATTCTAATTACAAATATTATAAAAATAATCCTTTTAAAAATCCAAAAGGTAATTCTTAATGGCGTTAACTACAGGAGAAAAAAGAAATCCAGTTACAGTATCTTCGATACAAAGTAGACTAGGTGTTGTTGATGCATATAGTGGTAGTGGTATTGGAGAAGCAGCTAAAGCTGTTTCTGGAGTATTAAATATAGAAGCTGATAGAAGAAGGGTACAAGAAGAAGAACAATGGAAAACTGATTTTAGTTTAGCTACAAGAGAAACAATAAGTCAATTCTCAAAAGATCATTATGATGATCCTGATGCTTTTACAAAAAAAACTGATAGTTATATAGCTTCATTAGTAGAACAATCACCAGATAGGTATAAAGCATATACAAAACAATATGCTGGATCATTAGCTTTACAAAAAGGTGAAACAATATGGAATGAATCTGAAAATAAAAGAATATTAAATTTGTTAGAAACAAATAAAAAAGAATCAGTAGCATTTGTAAATTCAAGAATAAATGAAATTACAAATACTAATCCAGCAGATTATGAACAATATTGGTTGCAGAATTTATTACCTGAATTGTCAGAAAAAATAGTAAGTTATACTAATATTTATAA